AAGTGATGCGCCACACACCGAAGTCAAACTACAAGAAGAAGCCAAAGGAACCGAAGTTCGATACGTCCGAACTAAAAAAGCTGCCGTGGTGAACTGGCCCTTTATGTTCAGCTACAAAGACGGAAGATGTTTTGTAAACACTGCCCCGCGTAAGTCAGCTTATGCACAAGCGCAAGAATCTGGAGACGCACTGCTATGACAGCAAACGAAACCCAAGTGGGGGGTGACCACTACAAGATGGCATACGAAACGTGGGACGTTATCCACGCATGGGGGCTGGGATATTTTGACGGTAACGCAGTCAAGTATCTTTCCCGTTGGAGAAACAAAGGCGGGGTGCAGGATCTGCACAAGGCCAAGCACTACATCGAGAAACTGATTGAACTTCAAGAGACCCAAACATGAACTTAATAACCATAGACTTTGAAACTTATTACGACAGAAACTTCTCGTTGTCCAAGCTGACAACTGAGGAATACGTACGTGATGGGTTGTTTGAAATTATCGGCGTCGGGATAAAAGTCAATAACGAGGAAACTCAGTGGGCGAGTGGTAAGCATGCGGACATCAAGGCTTGGCTTCAGTCGGAATTTGATTGGGCCAACGCCATGGTCCTGGCTCACAACACCATGTTTGATGGTGCTATTCTTTCTTGGCAGCTTGATATTCACCCTCGTGTTTGGCTTGACACTCTTTGTATGGGCCGTGCACTGCATGGTGTGGAGGTGGGTGGATCCCTCAAAGCTCTGGCGGAACGCTACAACATCGGGGTCAAGGGCACCGAGGTCTTGAATGCTCTGGGCAAGCGCCGGGTGGACTTCACCGACGCCGAACTCTCTGCATACGGGGACTACTGCATCAACGACGTTGAGCTGACCTATAAGTTGTTCAACCGGATGGTGCGTAACTTCCCCAAGCAGGAGCTGCGGGTGATCGACATGACGCTGCGCATGTTCCTTGAGCCCAAGCTGAAGCTGGATCTGCCGCTGCTGGAGTCGCACCTGCTGGACACGCAAACCCAGAAGGCCAAGCTGCTGACTGACTGCGGTGTCGGGCGCGAAGAGTTGATGAGTAACCCGAAGTTCGCCGAGCTGCTGAAGTCATTTGGTGTGGAGCCACCCACAAAGATCAGCCTCACCACAGGTAAAGAAACTTTGGCGTTAGCAAAGAGCGACGAAGAATTTGTCGCGTTAGCGCAGCATGAAGATGTGCGTGTACAAACATTGGTTTCTGCACGGCTGGGGACGAAGTCAACCCTGGAGGAGACCCGCACGCAGCGGTTCATAGACATCGCCAACCGTGGTGATCTGCCGGTGCCGATTCGGTATTACGCGGCGCACACGGGACGCTGGGGTGGTGATGACAAGATCAACATGCAGAACCTGCCGAGCCGGGGGCAGAACGCCAACAAGTTGAAGAAGGCCATCATCGCACCGCCCGGGTACACCATGATCGATGCCGATTCGTCTCAGATTGAGGCGCGGGTGCTGGCATGGCTGGCAGGGCAGGATGATCTGGTCGAGGCGTTTACCGAGGGTAAGGACGTGTACAAGAAGATGGCATCGGCTATCTACTCAAAGCCCGAGGATGAGATCAGCAAGGCCGAGCGGTTCATCGGTAAGACCACGGTGCTAGGTGCCGGGTACGGCATGGGTGCAGTCAAGTTTCAAGCCCAACTCAAGACTGTAGGCACCGAGGTGGACATCGACGAGTGCCGACGCATCATTGACATCTACCGCAGAACAAACGACGCCATCGTGCGGCTGTGGCGAGAGTCTCAGGCGATGCTTGTGAACTTGTCTAGAGGAGATCCCGCACCGCTGGGCCGCCCTGGTGTACTTGAAGTAGTGCCCGAGGAGTCTGCGATAAAGCTACCGTCCGGACTGCTTATGCGCTACGATGACCTGCGGTTCGCCGAGGGCGAGAAGGGCGTGGAGTTCCACTACAAAACCCGCAAGGGTCGCACCCGCATCTACGGGGGCAAGGTGGTGGAGAACATCTGTCAAGCTATCGCCCGCTGCATCATTGCGGAGCAGATGCTGCGCATCCAGAAACGCTATCCGGTGGTGATGACGGTGCATGATGCCATCACGTGTATCGCACCGGACGAGCAGGCCCGCGAGGCGCAGGCATACATAGAAGAGTGCATGCGGTGGACACCCGCGTGGGCTGAGGGTTTACCTGTCAACTGTGAATCAGGAATTGGAAAGAGCTATGGAGACTGTTAAGGTAGTGGACTACGCCTACCCGTGCATGATGGCGGAGAAGGCGCTGAGAGATCTGCACAACGCCATGTTGGATAGGAAGTACGACGATGCTTTGGAGGCTGCACTGGTTGCCATGGCTGAGGCGAAGCTGGCCTACAACGCCATCCGTGAGGAGAAGGAACGCACATGAAACTGCCCCCTTGGTCGTACAGCAGCATCAAGCTGTTTGATCAATGCCCTCGGAAGTACTACCACCTAAAAGTTGTTAAGGACTTTAAGGAAGACCAGAATGCCGAACACCTGCTGTACGGCACAAGGTTTCACAAAGCTGCCGAGGAGTACATCCGCGACGACACCCCGCTACCCGAGGGGTTCAAGTTCGTGAAGGGTGCGCTGGATAGTCTCAAACGGTTCCCGGGGCAGCGGCACTGCGAGTACGAGATGGGACTGACCGAGAACCTCGACCCGTGCGGGTTCAAGGCTGAAGATGTTTGGTTCCGTGGGATCGCTGACTTGCTGATCATCGACGCCGAATCGGGTGATGCGCGGATCGTGGACTACAAGACTGGCAAGTCGGCGAAGTACGCTGACACGGGGCAGTTGGAACTCATGGCGCTGGCAGTGTTCAAGCACTTCCCTATGGTCAAGCGGGTCAAGGCAGGGCTGCTGTTCGTGATAGCGAATGCCTTCCCCAAAGCAAGCTACTCCATAGATCAGGCTCCAGTGATGTGGCAGCGGTGGATCCGAGACCACGAGCGCCTGAAGATGGCACACAAAACAGGGGTGTGGAACCCCAAGCCCAGTGGACTATGCCGTAAACACTGTGTAGTATTGAGCTGCCCGCACAACGGGAGGACCGAGTAATGCCTTACGTTAACACCCCACGCCCCTATCGCCACGAGTACGAGATGCAGAAGAAGCGGGGTGAGCATGCGGATCGCATGGAGCGGCAGCGTGCCAGACGGACGCTGGATAAGAAGGGCGTAGATCGCACAGGTAAAGATGTGTCCCACAAGGTCGCCCTGGCCAAGGGTGGGACCAACGCAGATGGCTACCGCCTGGAGTCGCCGTCAAAGAATCGTGCCCGAAACGGGCATTCCAAGAAGAAATCTACTTGACGCTGCTAGCGCCTTGCGCTAGATTGAAGTCGTTGACGGCTCCGTTGCTTATGCGGCGGTGAACAGACTGGCCCAGTAGCCGTCAACAACCTAACCCCTGGAAGACCGCTTTCAGGGTGCGACGCATTGGAGTGCTAGTTGGACATCATAGACAACAGGGCACTGTTGCTGACACTGCGCAATCCCGCACGTGTCACGACGGTAATCCCGAAGAGCAAGGAACTTGCCAACAATCAAGTGTTGGTGAAGTGGGGGCTGGACGAAGCCCAGGTTCTGAAGAACCTGAAGATCAGAAACGTGCCATCTCCGATCCTCGGGCAGTACAACTGGCCGGGTAAGCACAGACCGTTTGAGCACCAGAAGGACACCGCGTCCTTTCTCACCCTGCACCGCCGAGCGTTCTGCTTCAACGAGCAAGGCACGGGCAAGACCGGCAGCGTGATCTGGGCATCGGACTTCTTGATCAAGCAAAGCCGAATCCGCCGCGTGCTGGTGATCTGCCCGCTGTCCATCATGGACTCGGCATGGCGTGCTGACCTGTTCAAGTTCGCGCTGCATCGCAGCGTAGACATCGCATACGGCAACGCCGAGAAGCGTCGGGCGGTCATCAACGGAGATGCCGAGTACGTCATCATCAACTACGACGGTGTTGAGATCGTCCGGGATGACATCGCCAAGGCAGGCTTTGACCTCATCGTGATCGACGAGGCGTCGGCATACAAGAACGTGCAGACCAAGCGGTGGAAGGTGTTGTCCTCCCTGATTAAGCCGGACACGTGGCTGTGGATGTTGACCGGCACCCCCGCTGCGCAGTCCCCTGTCGATGCCTATGGGCTGGCAAAACTTGTGAACCCGAGTGGTGTGCCCCGGTACTTCACCGCGTTCAAAGACATGGTGATGCGCAAGATAACCGACCACCGGTGGGTTCCTAAAGAAGTTGCCACGAAGATAGTCTTCGACGCGCTGCAGCCAGCGATCCGCTACACCAAGGACGAGTGCCTGGACCTGCCGGAGATGACGTACGTCAAGCGCAAGGTTGAGCTGACCAAGCAGCAGGAGCGGTACTACAACCTGCTCAAGACCAAGATGGTGATGCAGGCTGCAGGCGAGGACATCACGTCGGTCAACGCCGCCGTGAACATGAACAAGCTGCTGCAGATCGCATGCGGTGCGGTGTACTCCGACACGGGCGAGGTGCTGGAGTTTGACATCAGCAAGCGGTACTCGGTGCTCAAGGAAGCCATCGACGAGGCAAGCCAGAAGGTGCTGGTCTTCGTACCGTTCAAGCACATCATCAGCATCCTCACCAAGAAGCTCAACGATGATGGCATATCCACAGAAGTTATCAGTGGGGACGTGGGCGTGGCGCAACGCACCGACATCTTCAAGCGGTTCCAAGAGAACCCCGACCCCCGGGTGCTGGTGATTCAGCCGCAAGCTGCGGCCCATGGCGTCACGTTGACTGCGGCGAACACGGTCGTGTGGTGGGGGCCGACGAGCAGTCTGGAGACCTACGCTCAGGCCAACGCTCGGGTGCACCGGGCAGGGCAACGCCACCCGTCAACAGTCATCCAGCTCGCGGGCTCAGGTGTAGAACGACACATTTACAACTTACTAGATAATAAAATCGACGTTCACACAAAAGTTGTAGACCTTTACAAAGACTTGCTTGCATAACGAAAGGAATGCCCCTATACTACAAGCCCTGTCACCCAACCAAGGAGAACCTGATGACCGAAGAAGACAAGGTGCCCGTGGAAAAATTGGTCCGCGTGTACCTGAAGATGAACGCCGCACTGGCACAGATGCGGCAGGAGTACGACGCCAAGGAGCAAGACCTCAAGAAGAAGATGACCGCGCTTAAGGTGGCCCTGCTGGATCACTGCAAAGAGCACAGCGTGGACAGCGTGCGCACCGCTGACGGCCTGTTCTACCGCTCCGTGAAAACGAACTACTGGACGAACGACTGGGAGTCCATGGGTAAGTTCGTGGTGGAGCACAGCGTGCCCGAGTTGCTGGAGAAGCGCCTGCACCAAGGCAACATGAAGCAGTTCCTAGAGGAACACCCCGACCTGCTACCACCGGGGCTCAATGTGGATAGCGAGTACACCATCACCGTAAGGAAGAAGTGATGTCCGACAAGCCCCTCCTGACCATCGAGGACGTAGCGAAACACTTCAAGGTTTCCACGTCCACTGCCCGTGCATGGGTGCGCCAAGGGTATATCCCAAAGAGCACCTACATCAAGATCGGCAACACTTACCGGTTCGACATTGACAAGATCGTCGCCGCTTTGATTGCGGCGTCGGCTACACCTCCGGCACCACCCGCTGCGCCGGAAGACCCTGTGTCCCCTGTCCAACTTGAGTTGGATCTTCGTAACCCTGACAACGACCTCTGAAGGAGAAACATATGACTGCAATGACCCTTTTCGGTAAACCCAGCAAGACCTCTCTGGCTCTACTCGACGGAGTGGAAGACAACCTGACCAGCACCATCGCTGGGGGCGCGAGTGGTAACCGTCGAATCAGCATCAAGGGCGGCGTGTTCCGCGAGATCGTCGGCGGTAAAGAAGTGCGTGTGTCCGAGGACCGGGCCATCAACGTGGTGATCATCAACGCTGCGCCGGTATCGCGTATGTACTTCGCCGGTACGTACACCGAGGGTGAGGTGGTCAAGCCCACGTGCTGGTCTTCCGACACCCAACGCCCGGACGCCTCAGTGCCCCAGGATCAACGTCAGTCCCAGTTCTGCAAGGACTGCCCGCAGCACATCAAGGGTTCCGGCCAAGGTGAGACCCGCGCCTGCCGGTTCCAGCAACGCATCGCTGTGATGCTCGATGGCGAGTTGGACAAGCGTGAGGTGTACCAAGTTACGCTGCCTTCCACCTCAGTGTTCGGTGATGCCGACGGGAAGAAGATGCCGCTGCAAGCCTACGGCAGACACCTCAAGGCGTACAACACCCCGGCCATCAGCATCGTCACGGAGATGCGATTCGATACGGCAAGCCCGACGCCCAAGCTGGTGTTCAAGCCGGTGCGTGAGTTGGAAGAGCACGAGCTGCAGACTGCGGTTGAGATGCAGAAGCATGAGGACACCCTGAAGGCCATCAACCTGAACGTGTCTCAGATGGACGGTGTGATCCCGGCACCGAAGGCTATCGCTGCACCGGCTCCTGCCCCTGCGCCGAAACCTGTGGAGAAGGTGGTTGAGAAGGTGGTCGCCGAAGAAGTTATCGACGAGCCCAAGAAGGTGGTGAAGAAGTCCACGGCTCCTGTGAGTGACGAGAAGCCGGACCTGAGTGCTGTAGTGGATGAATGGGACGACTAAACAAGTTGTCTCCGGGAGAGGGGGGCGAGGCCCCCTTCTTTTTCCTCTTTCCACTAGACATCGGTCATGGACACAAGAACATTCTTGGAGGCTACTCTTGGCGATAGTGGGTACTACTGTGTTTACGCCGCCCGACGCAGCGACGAGCGGAAGGTACAGAAGTTTTACAGCAGCATCGACGATGTAGTCCACGCTGCGCAGCAGTTGGACGACGACGGGTTTGACGCGTACTTTGCACTGGCAACCTTCACGGAAGCTGGGTCTCGTAAGGCAGCAAACGTCGAGCAGCTTCGCTCATTCTTCCTTGACCTCGATTGTGGTCAGGGCAAAGAGTACCCCACACAAGCCGAAGCGCTGCAAGCCCTACGGGGTTTCTGCGCAACACTCAAGCTGCCACGCCCCACACTGATCAACAGTGGTCGGGGGGTGCACGCATACTGGCCGCTCACTGAGCCTGTTCCACGTGAAACGTGGGGGCCAGTTGCGGAGAGTCTGAAGCGGGCATGCAGACAACACGCCCTACATATTGACCCTGCTGTACCTGCGGATGCCGCCCGGGTACTGCGAGTTCCTGGCACTCACAACCACAAAGATACCCCGCCGAAAGATGTGGGGATCGTCGGTGCGCCCGGTGCGCCCGTTTCGTTTGATTCGTTCAAGGATCTGCTGGATGACGACACAGGGCTGTTGACGACTGCAAAGAAGTTCACCCCCCAAGAACAAGATTCCCTGATGCAAGCCTTGTCTGGCAGCATCACAAGCCGATTCAAGACCATCCTGCTGAAGACCGCTGACGGTAAGGGATGCGCCCAGCTTCACGAGATCGTGACGAACCAAGCGCACATATCCGAGCCATTGTGGCGGGCGGGGCTTTCGATTGCGCAGCATTGTGTGGACCGGGACAAGGCGATCCATAAGATCTCCAACCAGCACCCCGACTACACCCCCGAGAATACAGAAGAGAAAGCTGCGCTGATCCGTGGGCCGTATCTGTGTGAGCGCTTTGACGAGTTCCGCCCGGACGTATGCACCAACTGCAAACACTGGGGGAAGATCAAGTCTCCTATTGTGTTAGGGCGTGAGGTACTGGAGGCAGAAGAATCTGACAACATCGTTGTCCAGCGGCCCATGGATATTCCACAGGCCAAGCCCTTGACGTTTGTCATCCCGCCGTATCCGCGTCCTTACTTCCGAGGTAAGACCGGTGGCATCTTCGTTCACAAGAAGGACGAGGAAGGGGAGCCACAGGACAAGATGATTTATCACAACGACCTGTACGTTGTGAGACGCCTGCGCGACCCTGATGTTGGAGAAGCGATTGTGATGCGCCTGCATCTGCCCCGAGACGGGGTGCGGGAGTTCACGGTCCCCTTGACGATAGTGGGTTCCAAGGATGAGTTCCGTAAGCACCTCGCCATGCACGGGGTGACGGTCTTGAACGTGGCAGAACTAATGGACTACACCATGAAGTGGGTAAGCGAACTTCAATACAAAGCCGAAGCGACCGAGGCACAGCGACAGTTCGGTTGGTCAGACGACGCGGGGACTTCCTTTGCCATTGGCAACATGGAGGTCTACAAAGATCGCATCGAGATCAACTCCCCGTCAGCAGCCACGGTGCAGTACTTCCCGTACTTCACTCCCAAGGGGACACTGGAAGAGTGGAAGAAGAACATGGAGTTCTTCAACCGCCCCGGGTGCGAGGTGCACCAGTTCATGTTTGGGCTGTCCCTTGGGGCACCGCTGATGCAATTCCAGCCGATCAACGCGGCGGCGTTCCACATCTACAGCAAGAACTCTGGACTTGGCAAAACCACCTCCATGCTTGCTGGGGCCTCGATATGGGGGGATCCTAGTGCATTGATGCTGACGGAAAACGATACGCACAACTCACGCATGAACCGCGCAGAGGTCTATAAGAACCTGCCGGTGTACATGGATGAGATGACCAACACCAAGGCGATTGATCTCTCAGACTGGGCGTATCAACTTCCTAATGGGCAGCAGCGCAACCGGATGTCTGGGCGTAGCAACGTCGAGCGCACCCGGGGCAAGCCTTGGAAAACGATGTTCGGCTCTACCGGGAATGCCAGCCTGATTGAGCGGATCAGTACGTACAAGCGCATGCCGGAGGCTGAGGCGCAGCGGATCCTTGAGCACAACGTATCGCGTGTGATGTTCAGCACCAAGGAGGAGACTGACAAGTTTAGCGATGAGATCAAGCTGCACTATGGCCACGCCGGGATCGTCTACATCCAGTACCTGCTCAACAACTTGGATGCTTCCAAGGAGTTGGCGAACCTCAACCAGAAGAAGATTGATATTGCTGCTGGTCTGACTGCTGAGAATCGGTTCTGGTCTGCACTCGCATCACGCACGATCACGGGGTTGATGCTTGCCAAGCGGTCCGGGTTGATCACCTGGGAGATTGCGCCGATTGCTCAGTGGATCATCGGTATGCTCAAGGATGCCAAGTCAGCTACCAAGGAGATGCTCAACGAGACCAACATGCTGCTGACGGACTACCTAGCTGAGAACTACAACAACATCCTGCGCATCAAGAGCACGGATGATGCCCGCAAGAAGGCGACCGGCTTGGATCACCTGATCCACCCTGAAGCAGTACCCCGTGCACAGTTCGCCGCCCGATACGAGTACGACGTGAAGAAGCTGTACCTGCTGCCCAAGCCGTTGAAGGAGTGGTGCGTCAGGCAGCAGCTCAACTACTCAGGACTGCTCGACACCTTGAGGGCCGCACCGACCAACATGAAGAAAGAGAAGATCCGCCTGAGCCGGGGCACGCACATGAACATGCCTCCGGCTGATGTCTTAACGATTGATTGCTCCAGCTTCATGACCGATGAAACAGAAGAGTCTATGGCAGCAACCGCCGCGCTCATGGAAAAACAGGCTACGCAGTGATGACATTGCACCGGATGGGGTGCGGTTCCTTGTGCCTTGGGAGCACATCCAGCCTGGGGAATCGTTCTTCATCCCGTGTGTCAACACAGTGGAGCTTGTCGCCCAAGTCCTTACCGCTGCAAAGGAGCGGAAGTGGGACATTGTGTTTCGCCCTCGCGTAGAAAAAGGGCTTTGGGGGGTTCGCTTCTGGCGAACGCTGTGATACGATTTACGTGACAGGGGTAGTGTCCTGTCGGGTCTCTAGTTTCTCCTTGACGATAGTTCACCCCCGGCCTAAACCCCCGGGGGTTTTTTATTCCTCGTCGTCGCCGCCTTCTTCGAAGCGGGCCAGCTCACGCATGATCTCCGGGCGCATCTTCTTGGAGTACAGCACCCCGCTCACCATCTCCTGGGTGGTTTTCATGTGTTGAGCCAAGGAGTTCGCAATCGTATCGGTGGTGATGGCGTTGGACGGATGGCGCGTGTTGAACTTCTGCATCTTCTCCGCAGTGCTCTGCACCCCGTCTTGATCCCCCATCCGAAGTGCTATGTAGTACTGTCTTAGCAGCTTCGTCTTCTCTTCGTTGGCTGCACGGTCGATCTTCTTCGATGCTGAGTTGATCTCCAACTGACGGGTGTACTCTGCAGGGGTAAACCCGAATGCCTGCCCGATGATCTGCCCCGCGCCAAACTCTTGTATGACAGGGTCTCCACGCAGGGTCAACGCGCCTTCCTGTGCGAACCGAATCGACTTGAGCACGGATGCCATTGCAGAGGGGAGGATCTGCTCGACGCCGCGCTCCACATTGCCCTCGTTGATCAGACCCAACCCACGGATCACGCGGTTGCCAATACCCCAGACCGGACCGCCGAGCTGTTCAGCCAGCACAGCGAGACCAGTGTTGGGGCTAGGCACTGCGCTGTCACGGAACAACAAGTCACTCAGACCAACACGACTTGAGATCTCCGCACCCGTCAGATAGTTGAGTGCTCCGCTGTATGCCCACTCGGGCAGACTCTTGCGTGCGAGCGTGTCGAAGTCATCCTCATCTTCGTTGCGGAACAGGTTGAAGATCGACGCAGCGATACCATACGCAGTCAGTCCCTTGGCCCCGGCGAAAAGTGCGGCAGAGGCTTGGATACCTACAAGCTGTTTCAGTGCAGCACTACGGACTTCAGGATCAGTCTCTTTGTCAATCACCTGCCGCAGGTTCTTGAACATCATGTAGTACATCGAGGCTCCGTACCTCTTGTACATGAACATGACGCGCCCAATACCTCCTTGAGCAATACGCGGTGCAGATGCAGCGGAGGTGCCGCCGTTGGTCATCTCGGTCAGATAGATAGCTTGAT